AGAGCCAGGGATTATAATTTGTTTATCCTCACTTAAATATCAGTGGGCTAATCAGATTGAGAAATTTACCGATGGAACTTCACGTGCTTTGGTCATTGATGGAACGCGAGCCAAAAGAGCTGAGCAATACGAACAAGCCTACGATTGGCGAACTTCTGGCGTGGATTACGTTATCCTCAATTACGAACAAGTCGTTAACGACTGGGAAAAGGTCAAAGAACTTCCAAGAGGATTTGTAGTATTAGATGAGGCTACGGCTATTAAATCGTTTAGGTCTAAGCGCTCAAAGCATGTAAAGAAGTTATCTAATACTCCATTTCGTTTTGCACTCACAGGCACTCCCATAGAGAATGGAAAACCTGAAGAGCTTTACAGCATCATGCAGTTTGTAGACCCTACTGTCTTAGGGCGCTTTGACATATTTGATTCTACATTTATTGTTCGTAACTCCTGGGGTGGCGTACAGCATTATCGCAACTTGCCCACACTCCACACTAAGATGAAAGAAGCATCTGTGCGTAAAGCGCAGAAAGATGATGATGTTGCACCCTTCTTACCTGATGCTATCCATAAAGACCCTATTGAGATTTACCTTGACCGCAAAAGTGCCAAGCTCTATCAAAGAATAGTTAATGACCTGTTAGCTGATTTAGAAGAAGCTCAAGACTTGTTTGGTTCTAACTTTAATATCCTTGCCCACTACGGCATAGAGTCTTCTCGCGGTGGACCAGAGGATGAAATGCGTGGAAAGATTATGTCTAAGGTTGGAGCACTTAAGATGCTTTGCTCTCATCATGCGCTATTAGAAACAAGCGCGGTTAAGTTTCATCAGATGAACGGTGAAGGTTCTGCATACGCTGCAGGGTTAGTAGATGAGGGCTTATTAGAGGACATTAACCACGCGGCTAAGTTTGATTATCTAGTGCAGTATGTAAAAGATTTCTTAGAACAAGATGAGGCTAATAAGGTGGTTATATTTGCTACCTATGTGGACATGCTAGACATGATTGCTGAGGCTCTAGGACCAGAGCAATGCCGTTTGTACTCAGGGAGAATAGACGCTAAGACCAAAGAGGAGAATAAAATTGCATTCAACACTGATGTTTCTGTTAGGGTTCTTATCAGCTCTGATGCTGGGGGCTATGGTGTGGACCTACCAGCAGCTAACCTTTTGGTCAACTATGACCTACCATGGTCATCAGGAACAGCTACTCAACGAAATGGAAGAATAAAGAGAGCGTCTTCAACTTGGAAGACAATAGTTATCCAAGACATAATCATTGGTAACTCTATTGAGCAACGGCAGTGGGAATCTCTACAGCAAAAGAATGCCCTAGCAAGCGCGGTGATTGATGGTGAAGGTATCAACGAACAGGGTGGAATATCCATGAATGTGGGCAGTTTGAGGCAGTTCTTGGCTAACTCCATAGTTTAAACTTATCTAATGCCTAACGCACCTAAGACCCCGACTAGGACTATCCGAGTCCCTGATGACCTATGGAAGGCTGTCCAAAAGAAGGCTGCCTCTGAAAGCGTTACAGTTACAAGCGTAATCATAGACGCGCTGGAGAAGTATCTACAAGTTGACAAGTAGGTTCTAGCCTACTAATTTGGTGCTCCTAACCAGGGGAGTATCAAATGAATCTAAACGATATAAAACAAAACGTCCGACAGTACATCCGTTTGAAGGATGAGATTGGCGTTTTAACTACACGTCAGACTGAATTAAAAAAGCGTTTATTAACTTCTCTAGATGAAGTAGAGCCTGATGATAGAGGCCACCGAGTTCTAGATTTAGAAGACGAAACCATTGGCGATGTGCGTCTCACAAAGCAACGCCGCGTTTCTAAAACATTAGACATGTCTATTGCTGAAGATGTTCTTAAGAAAAAGAAAATCTACGATCAATGCATTAAAATGATTCCTACACTAGACGAAGCAGCGATTATGGCTGCGTTCTATGAAGGGCATTTAACAGAAGATGATATTGACTCAATGTTCCCAGCAAAAGAATCTTTTGCATTCTTAGTAGATAACAAGTGACAACTCCTATTTGGCAAAACGCCAACGACAGTAGCAATGAGCGCAAGGTTGCAGACAAACTTGCAGAGTTGTTAGGTTGGAAGTTCTACACGACTCCACGCTTTCACTGGTGCGACTACCATGTTAACCAAACATCAAAGGGCGGTTATGAGAATTACATTGGTGATATAGAGATTAAGTGGATGAACATACCTTCTACAGAAGAAGTACGATTCCCACTAGAGAAGTTACAGAAGCTTTGGATGACAGAACCTATGTATGATAACCCTGAGGCATACAACCGAGTTTGCATCAGATACACAGATGGGCTACTGTTAATTCCAGCAAAGAGATTACGTATGATTGAACCTCAATTAAGTCTTACCCGCGCTGATACAGGAGAAATGGATTTCAATGTTCACTTCACCGCAGCCACAGACTTCCCTAAAAATATGATGGGCATCATTGTTAAATGACAGATGACTTCATAGACTCAACTTTTGCTGACCTAGATAACTTCTATCCAGGAAGCAAACGTAAGCGCAAACCAGTAGTGGCTAAGAAGCCCGAAGTAGAGCCTGATTCCAATTGGGATTCAAAGCCCTACAGGAAAACGTTACCCAATGGCAGAGACCTTGAAATGTTTACTATTGGTGCACTTGCGGCGGCATTGGGTCGTCCTGTTATATCTATACGTGTATGGATAAAAGAAGGACACATCCCAGCTGCACCCTACAGGCTACCCTCAACTAAGAATAAAAACGGTGGAGAGCACCCAGGACGTAGGCTTTACTCACGTGCAATGATAGAGAAACTAGTGGAGTTATTTAGCTCGGCTGGACTTCTTCATGTAAAGCGTATAGAATGGTCTTTACACCGACAACTCAGTAATGAGATTGCCGAGGCTTGGAGTCAAATCCGAGCAACCGAAACTAAAACAAACTAAAATAACATAAAGGATAAAATAAAAATGAGCGTAAACCGCACAGAAGAATATCTGCCAGAAAACGATGAGTTCACAACGGATGCAATTGCAGCCCGTCCAACTCAACAAGCAACAACCGCAATCCAATCAGGTTGGTCAGCAGCCGAAATTGCACCAGCAGGAGACTACCCTTCAGAATTTAAATTTCAAGAAGGTTTTCAAGTAGTTAAATTCCTAGACGAAGATGGCCCATTTGCTGTCTATCGCCAACACTTCCTTACTCAAAAAACTGAGGGCAAGCGTTCTTACATTTCGCTTGGTCAAAACGATCCACTATGCGTAAAGCTTGGAAGCAAGCCTGAAGAGAAGCGCGCATTCTCAATCGTAAACCTCAGCACTGAAGGCGGACCTCAACGTCAAATGTTGATTGCCAGCCCACGTTTATTCAAGTCACTTCACGCAGCACACTTCTCACCTCAAGGTCCTCTAACAAAGAACTATTGGGCTCTAAGTCGTACAGGTAAGATGCAAACAACCGCTTACCACATCAATCCAGTTAAGTCTCGCGATTTGATGGAAGACTGGAACATTGACGAAGCTACTGCAGAAGCCGCTGTTGCTTCTTTCAAGCCGTACACACGCGCTGATATCAAAGAACCAACATGGGAAGAGCTTGAAGCAGTCGCTGCTTCACTTTCCTAACAACTAGATCGTTGAAGGGTCAGGCCAATATCCCCTGGTTCTGGCCCTTCAGCCTTAAGGGATAACACTTGAATATAATTACAACAAAAGAGCAACTTAAAGAGATGGTTGCGTACTATCTAAAACAAGATGCGTTTGCCTTTGACGTTGAAACAGTAGGCGATTTTCGTGGCATACCTGCGGTTAACGAGGTGCTTTGGATTTCACTCGCCACTCACGGGCGCGGGGATGTTATTCCTTTAGGTCATCCTAATGGAGATTTCATAGAGTTAATTCGTCCGCTTACAGGACAAGGTGAGAAGAGAGTTGCAGCAGGGTTACCAGCGCGCCCTCTTGATTATTCACGTGATGATAAGAAGGCAGAGAAGGTGTTTGGACCTGCACCTGTGCAGTTGTTTCCAGCAGAGGTTTTTAAGGCTTTAGAGCCATTGATGTTTAATAGCGATATATTGACAATTGGGCACAACTTAGTCTTTGATTTGAGTTCTGTTGCCAAGTACTACGGCGGACGTATTCCTGTAGGTCCTTACTTTGACACTCTTATGGCTTCCTTCTTGTATGACAACAAGAACAAGGGCAAGTTAGGTCTTGATGATTGCCTACAGCGTGAGCTTGGCTTTAGTATGCAAAAGGGCATAGGACACAAGGTAGAAGAGTATTCATTTCAAGAAGTAGCCAAGTATTCATATTTAGATTCTAAATATACATTTTTACTTTGGAAGACCCTTGCACCAAAGATTGAAGCCGCTGAAGTAGAGCGGGTTATGAAGTTAGAGATGGATGTCCTCACCGTTCTTTGTGATATGAAACTTACTGGCGCTCCTGTGGATGTCCAGCACTTAACGGATTTATCTGCCAAATTAGAGATAGAGATAGAGGCTGTAAGGTCTAACATCTACCGCATTGCAGGTCAAGTGTTTAATCTAAACTCCAACAGCGAGAAACAATGGCTATTGTATGGTCCAAAAGAAGAAGGTTGCCGTGGACTTAAGCCAGTCATACTTACTGGCGCGGGTAGCAAGAAGAACAAAGACCAACTAACCTACAAAGATTATTCAGTATCAGCTGAGGCGTTAGAAGCTTTCCGAGAAAAAGACGAATTGGCTGCAGCCATCTTAGAATATGCAGATTTAAACAAGTTACTAAGCACTTACGTTGTGCCTTACCTTGGCGGAGAAGTTATTAAGACAACCAACGGTAAGTCTAAGGTTGAAGAACGTGAGTCAATGCTTATCAATGGCAGAGTCTACGGGGACTTTGTACAGTGGGGAGCAGAGACTGGTCGGTTCTCTAGCCGTAATCCAAACCTACAAAACATTCCAGCGCCTAATAAAAAGTTGCCACCTGAGAAAGACCATGGCACATTGATTCGTAATATGTTTTATGCGCCTGATGGTTACAAGTTAGTGGTGGCCGACTACTCACAGATTGAACCACGTATTATCGCATCAATGTCTAAAGACCCAATTATGTTAGAGAACTACAGGACTGATGAGGACATCTATACCACTGTAGGAAACACCATGGGTGTAGACCGCAAGGCTGGTAAGGCTTTGGTTCTTGCTATTGCGTATGGTGTTGGACCAGATAAGATTTCGCGCCAGATTGGTTGTACTGTAGATGAGGCTAAGAAGCTGCTTAATGATTTCGCGGCTAAGTTTCCATCTATTAATGATTACCGCTCTAAGGTTATCGGTGTGGCACGTAATAAGGGCTACATCTCAACTATCCTAAAACGTCGCCGTTACCTGCCTGATATCACATCTAAGCAGACTGGTTTCCGTGCTAGTGCTGAGCGTCAAGCATTCAACACGCGCATCCAAGGGTCTGCAGCAGACATTATTAAACTTGCTATGATTAGGGCCCACGACATGATTCCTAAGGAAGCCAAGTTAATTCTTACGGTTCACGATGAATTAGTTACTCTGACCCCAGACTCACTAGTGGATAAAACACAAGAAGCAATCCGCGAGGCTATGGAAGACATTCATCTTCTAGATGTCCCACTCATTGCAGATATCAAAGTTGTACAGAGATGGGGCGATGCTAAGTGAGTTGGTTTAAACGTAAGAAAGACGATTATGAAATCGTAACTAACGAAGTGCCTATGAGCACTATCTACCGTTGGTATTTATATGACACTGCTATAACAGAGAACGTCAATGAACTAGCAGATCGCCTAGGACTAACTCCAGTTAGCCCAGAAGGTGAAGCTAAAGAAAAAGAAGATAGTCATGAACGTTTGCATGCGGTTGAACCGTTGTTTCCTTTCTTAGATTCTATTTCAGAGTTAAGTTCCCAAGTCTTAACTAATATTCATATTAAAGAAATGGAAGAGACTGGCGGGGATGTAGAAGAACTTATGGAAAATCTTGATAGTATGGGCACCGTGTATAAGGCAATTGCTTTATCTACATTGATGGGCGCGTTTTCAATTGCATTAAGCTTAGGATTAGTAGAACAAGACACTATCAATATGAGAACAATGTACTTAGGAGAAGACGATGAGTAATGCAGACTGGTTTGCTAAGAAGTTAGGTCAACAACCACAACAGCAGGCACCAGCTCCTACATATGCAGCACCCCAACCCGCTACATACGCACAACCACAACAGTCACAGTACCCACCAAGTCAACAGATGACTCCACAACCAGAGCGTTGTCCTGGGTGCGGTAGTGGTAATTATGGTGGCGCTACTCCTGAATCACGTAAGCGTTGTTATGACTGCGGATATCCAATTCAACAGTCAGGTAGCGGCGTAGGTAAAGGTATTGTAGGTAGTGGTGGTCAAGCATCAGGACCTGCAACTCCAGCAGTTCAAATCCAAACAGGCGGATGGAATCCAACAACAATCATAGGACACATTTAAAATGGCATTAACAGGTGAGTTAGCAAAAGTATTTAGTTCCATCAATAAGAAGATGGGCGATAACACAATCGTGCTTGGTTCAGATATTAGAGATGATGTTATGGGTCGCATTACTACTGGTTCAGTAGCGGTTGATGTTGCGCTTGGTGGTGGATGGCCTATCAATCAATGGCATGAGATTGTTGGAGAAGCAAGTAATGGTAAGACAGCACTTGCCCTCAAGACTATTGCAGCCAATCAAAAGCGCGACCCAGAGTTCACTACAGTATGGGTAGCAGCAGAGCAGTGGGTTCCTGGCTATGCTGATATGTGCGGGGTTGATTCTTCTAGAGTATACGTAATATCAACCAACATCATGGAGGAGGCTTATGAAGCCGTCATTCAAATTACCGAAAGCAAGGCTGTGGATTGTATTGTTATTGATAGCCTTCCTGCCCTCGTTCCTACATCAGAGAACGATAAAGA